TATTATATTGGGCGGTTTAATATCGCCCTTTATTCTTATAAGAAATTAAGAAATTCTCTTAGGCTAGTGCATAAGCCTATGTAGATAGGGGGTACACCTAGCGGGGTACTCCCGCCTTTAGTTTTTTTTTGTTTTAAAAAAGACTTGACGGTTTTATTAGACTTGACGGTGCTTTTAGACTTGACGGTCATTAAAGTGCCCGTATGTAGAAGCCCAAAACATAAACACAATAACTTATAGGAGTTTTATGGATAGTAAGAATAACGATACATTATTAACAATAATGCCCAAATACTCAGACCAATTAAAACACGAAAAAGAAATGGCTGAGCTAGGAAAACAAAGAACGAACAAAAGACGAATTTCTCATGTTGAACGTGAGGAAGAGTCAGTGACTAGCTATGGTAAAGTTATGGTTGCTAACACAATCAGACCTTTAGCCAACGCCATAGCTGAGTTTATACAAGAGACATCTGCTAAGACTGTCGGTAAACCACCAATAGCCTTTGTCAAGATGTGCGAAGTCTCACCTGAAATACTAGCCTTAATCACAGGCAAACACATAATTAATACAATTACACAATACAAACCTTTAACTGCTACCTCAATATCTTTAGGTGGAAGAGTAGAAACTGAAGTATCTTTAAAGAATTTTAAATTTTTAAACCCTGAACTTTATGACGCTGTAAAACAGGACTTAGATAAAAGGTCTTGGAATTATGTCTATAAAAGACGTAAGCTAAGAGAGAGTGCTAAGCGTGGTGTTGTTAGATGGGAAGAGTGGACTACTCCTGAAAAGTTGCACGTTGGAATGAAATTAATTGAAATGTTAATTATTTCAACTGGACTAATTGAGATAGGTGTAGAAACTGTTAATCATAAAAAAGCTAAAATTATTAAACAAACTCATAAGACTAGAGAGTGGATTAAAAATAGAAATGGATTCAATGAACTTTTAAACCCTGAATATTTACCTACTGTCCTACAACCTAAGATGTGGGCTACTGTTGTGGGTGGTGGGTATTGGACTAAAGAACTACCTGAATTAGATTTAGTAAAGCAGAAGAATAAACAATTTAAAAAAGAGCTTGAAAATTTTGATATGCCTGAAGTGTATAACGCAATTAATGTTATGCAGAACACGCCTTTTAAAATCAATCATTATATTTTAAATGTAATGCAAACAGCTTGGGATAGAGGAGACTCTATCGGTGGTATGCCACCAACTATAAATTATGAAGTTCCTAATAAGCCGAGTGATATTGAGACAAATAAAGAATCTCGTAGAGAGTGGAAGAAAAAAGCTGTTATAGTACACACTGAAAATGCTCGTATGTTTTCTAAGAGATTATTATATGCTAAGATTATTTGGTTAGCTCAAAAGTTTAAAGATTATGCAACCATATATTATCCTCTTCAATTTGATTTTAGAGGAAGAGCTTATTGCGTCCCTGCATTTTTGAATTATCAAAGTATCAGTGGAGCTAAGGCTATGCTTTTATTCTCTAACGGAAAAGAAATAACCAAAGAGAATAAGGGAGAGTTTTGGTTAGCTGTGCATGGGTCTAACTTATATGGTAATGATAAAGTATCTTTAAAGGATAGAGTTAAGTGGGTAACTGATAATGAAGATTGGATAATTCATTGTGCTCAAGACCCTTTTACACATAGAGAGTGGGAAGACGCTTCAAACGCTTTTCAATTCTTAGCGTGGTGTAATGAGTGGAGACTTTATCAATCAAGAAATTTAGGAGAAAAATTTATTTCTCATTTACCTGTAAGTATTGATGGGTCTTGTAATGGACTTCAAGTTTACTCTTTAATGTTAAGAGATGAAAAAGCGGGAAGACTTGTAAACTTACTTCCGACAGACAAACCTCAAGACATCTATCAGTTAGTTGCTGATACAGTTACAGAGAAGTTAAAGAAAGATGTTTTAGAAAATAAACCTTATGCTCAGCTATGGCTGAACTATGGAGTTAAAAGGTCTACTACTAAAAGAAGTATTATGACAATTTGTTATGGCTCTACAAGATATTCCTGTACGGATTTTGTTGTAGAAGATTTAACGAAGAGAAAAGATAAAGGTGAAAACCACCCATTTGTTGATGATGTTTTCAGACCTGCTTCTTATTTGGCGAGTGTCATTTGGGATAGCATAGGAGATAATTTAAAATCTGCTAGAGTTGGTATGAAATATCTTCAGGATATTGCTAGAATAGTGTCTAAAGAACAATTACCTATTCACTGGATTACGCCAGTTGGTTTTCCAGTTTATCAATCTTATCCTGAAATGAAATCTAAAAGAGTTAAGGCTATGTTGATGGGTCAAGTTATAAAGCCTCGTATCAACGCTGAGACTGATAGGACAGACCGTTTACGCATGAGTAATGGGGTCGCCCCTAATCTAGTTCATAGCGTAGACTCTTCTGCCATGATTAAAACTGTTAATATCGCATACAAAAATGGAATTAAAAACTTTTGTAATGTGCATGATAGTTTTGGTACGACTGCGGGAGATGTAGAAATGTTAAGTAAATGTTTAAGAGAAGCATTTATTACTATGTTTTCTGAACATGACATACTGCATAATTTCAGGGAAGATGTGTTAAAACAATTACCTGATAAATTAAAATCTAAATTGCCTGAAGTTCCCTCAAAAGGTGATTTGGATATTCAACAACTGAGGGATAGTGAGTTCTTTTTTGCGTAAAAGCATTAAAGTGCCCATACTTAGAACAAGAAAAAGGAGATAAACAAAAAATGGCTAAGAACACTAATGTCAAAATAGTTAGTCCTGTTGGCGTATCACAATACGCTTGGCTAACTACCCCTGATACTCGCTTTGATGAGATAGGTCACTATAAGACTAATCTAATTGTGAGTGCTAAGGAATCTCGTTCATTAATTCAACAAATTGATGCTGAGATAAAGAAAAGCGTTACTCTTGCTAAAGAGAAAGCTAAAGGAAAAGCTATTAAACAAGCTAACAGTCCTTATGAAGATGAAATGATTGACGGTAAAGCGTCAGGAAATGTTGTCTTTAAATTTAAGACTAAAGCTAAAATTATAGCTAAAGATGGTAAAGTTATTCCTAACAGAGTAGCTTTATTTGATAGCAAAGGTAAGCCTATGATTGACGCAAACATTTGGTCAGGTAGTGAGATGAAAGTATCAGCAGAGTTGATACCTTATTTTACTGCTGTGGCGGGTGCAGGTATCAGCATGAGGCTGAGAGCAGTTCAAGTAACAAAATTAGTTGAAGGTGGCTCAAGTAATGCTAAAGGCTATGGCTTCGGAGACGTTAAAGATGGCTACGAACAGCCTGAAGTAAAAGAGGAAGATGTATCGCAGGAAGCTCAAAATTCCCAAGCTGACTTCTAAACAAGTTGGCTTGAGGTACGGCTTTAGGTCGGGACTAGAGGAATCAATAGCGAATGAACTTGAAAAGAATCGTGTAGCGTATGAGTTTGAAAAGACTAAGTTGAAATATACTAAGCCTCAAAAAATTCATACCTATACGCCTGATTTTCATTTAATAAAGAAAAGAATTTTTATAGAAACGAAAGGATTATTTACTACTCAAGATAGACAGAAAATGAAATTGATTAGGGAACAACACCCTAATTTAGATATTAGATTTATATTTTCTAATTCAAGAGCTAGGATAAGTAAGAAATCAAAGACAACGTATGGAATGTGGTGTGATAGATATGGATATATGTATGCTGATAAACACGTTCCGAAAGAATGGATATGAGACAATTAATTGAAAGTTTTATTGATGTAGGAAGTGGATTTGTATTAGCAATTTTAGTACAAGTTTTATTCTTCCCTTTTTTTGGATTGTACCCAACAGTTTTAGATAGCATTGGAATAGCTTTAATCTTCACTGGATTTTCTATAACTAGGTCTTGGTTATGGAGATTAGCATTTAAAAAATATAGCGAAAGACAAAATTTAGAAAGTAGAGAAACCTCACCTAAAGAATGGATTAGAGGTTATAAAGAATGGAAAAAAAATGAGCTTAAATAAATCAAGATATTTGGAAGACCAAAAGATAGCAGAATATTATTCTGATTCTAAAGACAAATATATTAATGTAGATGATATGTCTGAAACACATTGTCGTAGAGTTATTAAAAAATTAATTAGAGAACAAGGAATGAGAGTTGATTATTTGGTTGATTATCATACTCGTTTAAGAATGATGATTGAAGTAGTGACAACTGAAAAAAATCTTAAAGACATATTTGATATTGTAGATGAAGCTCAAAGAAGATTGAGAAAAGAAGATGAACAACGTAAGATTAGAAACTAAATATATTGTTATTCATTCATCAAATACAAATCCTAAACAGAATTTTGACGTAAAGGATATTGATATACAGCATAGAAAAGATGGTTATTTTTCCTGTGCATTTCACAAAGTAATAACTAGAAGTGGTGAAGTGCAAGATGGAAGAGATATACAAATCGCAGGTGCTCATGTTGATAGCTCCGTTAAATTGTCAAACAAAAATTCTATTGGTATCTGTCTAATCGGTGGACAGACGATAGAGGGTAACCCCGATTGTAATTTCACATTCAAACAGTACACCGCTTTGGTGAATTTATTAAAAGAGTTGAAACAGAATTACAACGAGGTTACTATTGTTGGTCACAGAGATGTGGCTGACTCCTTATCTCCGCATTTTAACGTAAGTGAATTGTTGAGATAGTTTGTTTGTAACCCCCTGAGAGTAAATAATACTCAACGGATAAACTTGAGGATAAAGCTCAGGGGGAAATATTTAACAGAAAAATTTTATGGAGAAATCAGAAAGTAACTTTTTATATCACACACCCTGCGGGAACTGCGGTTCTTCAGATGCTAATTCAGTGTATGATGATGGACATAGTTATTGTTTTTCATGTAACACAACAACGAGAGGAAATGAATTGACACAACCAAAACAAACAACAAGTAAAGAATTTATAAGTGGTGAAGTTTCTGCTTTAGCAAAAAGAAAAATAGATTTAGATACAGTAAGAAAATTTAATTATCAAACAGGTTCTTACTTCGGAAGACCAGTACAAATTGCTAACTACTATGATAAAGATAAAAAGTTAGTGGCACAAAAATTAAGAAACCCTGATAAGACCTTTCAATGGCTAGGGGACGCAAGACAATCAGGTTTGTTTGGTCAGCATCTTTGGAGAGACAAAGGTAAAATGATTTTCGTAGTTGAAGGAGAAATAGATTGCCTTAGCGTTAGTAAAATTAATTCAAATAAATTTCCAGTAGTAAGTGTAAAGAGTGGAGCACAAGGAGCTAAAAAAGATATTCAAAGAGAGTTAGAATTTTTAGAAGGATTTGATTCAGTAGTCCTAATGTTTGACCAAGATGAACAAGGTAAACAAGGAGCTATAGAATGTGCAAAATTATTCTCACCTAATAAAGCTAAGATATGTAGTCTACCTTTAAAGGACGCTAATGAAATGTTATTAGCTAATAAGACTAGAGAATTAGTAGATTGTATATGGTCTAGTAAATCATATAGACCTGATGGAATAGTTTTAGGTGCAGATTTATGGAATGAAATTAAAAAAGAAGATACTTATGTAAGTGTTAATTACCCATTTGAATGTTTAAATACAAAAACACACGGGTTAAGAAAAGGTGAACTGGTTACAATTACCGCAGGTACGGGTATAGGTAAGAGTTCATTTTGTAGACACGTTGCATTACATCTATTAAAAAAAGAATTTAGTGTAGGTTATATAGCTTTAGAAGAAAGCATTAAGCGTAGTGCTCTAGGAATTATGGGGGTTGCTCTTAAAAAACCTTTACATCTAACTAGAGAAGGAACAAATGAAAGCGAACTTAAAAATGTTTTTAAGACAACGATTGGTAACGGGAAATTTTATCTCTACAATCATTTTGGTAGCACTCTTGCTGATAATTTATTATCTAAAATAAGATACTTAGCAAAAGCGTGTGGCGTAGATTTTGTAATCC